TCATCGGGAATGCCGCGCCGCTTTAGGGCAGCAATCTGCATGTCGGGCGTTTGGTCGCGGCCAGTGCTGACCCGCCAATAGCCAACCTCCCAAGCGGGGTCAGGCGCGGCGAGTTCCAGGGGAATAGTCTTTTTCATGGCAATCCAAAAATCGACTGGACGATTATTTCAGGGAATTATTGGACAGTCAACTAGATTATTGTATTATTGTATTGACAGGCGGAAAGGCGGGGGATTATAAGCGCAGCCAGCCGGTGGTCGTCGGTTCAAATCCGACCTTTAGGAGCCTAGTCAATATGGACGGCGGGATTGTGATGAAGCGTGACGCGTCGCGTGTAAAGCCTAGCCAGCGAGCCATAGGCGGGATTGCTCCTACGGTAGCTCAGCAGGTAGAGCACCGGCAGCTTATTCAGTACCGATAGAGGAAGGGCCGATAGAGTGACCTTACAGATATTCCCCGCGACTTTGAAGCAGGCTAATGACCTGGTTGCGGGCCTGCATCGTCACCATAAGGCTGTTGTTGGCCATCGCTTTTCCATCGGTGTTCGTGATGACGCTGGCGTCGTCCGTGGTGCCGCCATAGTGGGGCGACCGACTGGCCGGAAGAACCCGCAATACGATTGGGCAGAGGTCACACGGCTGGTGACGGATGGAACAGACAACGCTTGCTCCAAGCTGTACGGGGCTTGCGCGCGCATCTGCAAGGAAATGGGTTTCGCCCGTATCCAGACATTTATCCTAGACAGTGAGGGCGGTACTTCGCTCAAGGCGGCAGGGTGGGAATTTGACGGCTATTCGGAAGGCGGCGATTGGAATGTACCTAGCCGTGGCGGCAGGCGCACCGACCAGCCGCAAGAGCGTAAACAGCGTTGGAAGAAAACTCTACAATAAGGGCCGATTGCCATGATGAGAAAGCAATTCGAGTGTGACGGCTGCGGCCTGATTGACTTGGTTGAACAAGACGCGCCGTCCAACAAGATCAGGTCCGGCGTTATGGTTTCCATCAACGGCGGTTCCGATAAGGTCTATGACATGTGCGTGAATTGTGAGGCGCACCTGACCCGTCACGCCGATCCAAAATCATGGCCGCGTGTGGCCGAAACAGAATCTGCATAAAGGGCCCAAAATGGCGCAAACCTTTGACGAGCGGATGGATTACATCGTTGCGCTGCTCAAGCTGCGGGCAGACGACGCTGCGGCTATTGAGCAATTCGCCCAAACACTCTTGGACCGCCTGGGTAACGCGCGATATTCCAAATCGGAAATTGACGACCTCATGAGACGCGCTGGCAAGGTTCGTCACTCCTGCGATTTCCTAGTGTCCGATCAGCTTCCGCGCCTAAAAGCCGATATTACCGAAACCGTGTAGAAAGGGCCGATCTGTCGCTCGGTGCTTTCTGCGTCATTGCATGAAATCCGGCAGGGCGTTGCGCAAGACCTCGTGACCGCGATCCCATTCACCGGAATCGATAAGGCGATTGGCGCGATCCATGGCGAACAGCAGCTTGAGCGCGGTGCGCGCGGTTCCCTTCGGCGTATCCTCGCCGGTTTTCCAGCGGCGCAGATGGCGCAAGCTCGTGCTGTTGACGTCGTAGCCTATGGCTTCCAAAAGCTGCGCGTCGGACAGCTTCATGGCGTGCTGGATCGCAGTGATCTGCTCGGCACTGAGCGCCTGCGCCTGGGCGACGAGATCGGTTTTCATGTCAATCCTTGTTGCAAAAAAGCCCTGCGGTCTGGGGCTGGGGGGCTTGTTGGACCGCAGGGCTTCTCTTGAAAACGACGGGGGTAATCAGCCCCCGCCGCCTAACCCCACGCTATTACGCAGCGTGGGCGATCTGCTTCCAGTCGTTGGCGGGCAGCGCCAGGACCGCATGACCAGCGGCCTCCAGTTCTGTCGCCCGGTCGTAGCTGACCGCGTCCTGGGCCGTTCTGGTCACGGCATTGACCAGCCCATACCGGGACAGGTCGCCGCCTTCGATCAGGTGGGTCAGGATGCTGCCGCGCTCGACCTCGGTGAAGGTCAGATTGTTGCCCAGGATTTCGACGGCGTCGTTCACGCGACCCGCCTCGATCTGCTGCTGGGTGGCACCCTCAAGCTGCTGCACGAACTCGCCGAAGGCGGTCTCGTCCAGGGCTTGGGTCAGGGCGTCACGGATTCGCAGCAGGTCGAACTTGTCACCGGCCGCAATCGTGTCGTCCTTGAGGTAGCCAGTCTCGTCGCCGCCGATCCGCGCACCCACATGGGTGAACCGCTTGGCCTTGTTCACGACCATGCCGTTGGTGCAGACCAGAAAGTGAGCGAAGGGCTTGACCGAAACCGCACCCAGACCGACCTCACTGTTCGTCACGATGACGCCAGCCTCGACAAAGTCACCGACGCGGCGGCTTTTGATCTCGCGCACCAGGGACGGCAGCGTGGCCTTGAGGTACAGGCGGCTCTCGGTGATTTCAGTCGAGACGATCTGGAGTTTCGTCTGGGCGAAGGCAGCGAGCGCAACCTGCGCCACGTCGACATTGTCGATGCGCTGATAGCGGTCGGACAGGAAGGCGCGAGCCTCACCGTCCAGCGTGCGGATCAAGCGCCGCGATGACGTGGCATGCAGCAGGGTGTTGAAGTTTTCCGCCAGCAGCGCGGGCTGTTCGGCAGCCAGCTTGCGGACGTATTTCAGCGGGATGTCGAGGTGGCCAGCAGCCTGATCGACCGCGAGGTCGCGCAGACGGAAGGTGCCAACCTGGGGATTGGTGATGGCGAACCCGCGCGGCGGCGCGTCCTCCAGCACGCCCTCGACCACTTCCACCGTCAGTTTGTCGGTGGGCGCGGTGAAGTCCTGCTTCCGGGTGGCTTGGCGCTCGATCTCGGTCGCCAATTCAATAAGGGATTTACCTGTTTTCATTCGACTTTCTCCTTTTCAGGCGGGCCAGAATGGCACCGTCACCAAGAGATATAGGCCATTACGTCCTATGGTACAAGGGCGGCATAATCCAAATCTGGAGCAACCGCATTAACCTGCCCGGAAAACCCTATTTCCCTAGCAGTTTCAGCCTCATGACGCAGTATTCCAGCGTATAGCGCCAGTGCAATATCGGCATTATCCTGCCTCATAACCCCAAGATTTCGCCCGTCTCGACCATAAAGCTCAAGACCGCCACGGATGCGCGCCGCCGTGCGTTCTGCGCTTGCCCGTCCCCGCACAAGGCGCTCGATCAGGCCCGTCTGCCCAGGGTTCGTGCCGCCCAGGATTTCGCATTTCAGAGCCCACGAGACGCCCTTCTGCGCCGCGTCACGCGCCTGATCGGTGTTGCGCACCCTCTCCCAGTTCTTCCAGGCATCGTTCTGCTTTTTGGCCTCTGATCCCGTCTTGGTCGTCCCAGCCACCGACATGCGGTCGTTTTTGTTCTTGGCGGCAAACGACACGAAAACGCCCGGCACAGGCCACGCGCGGCCGCTGTGGGTGTCTCGCGCCCTTGCCCAGGCGTACCGGAGGTCGTCCACCGGGAAGCCTTCCAGCGCCTTTGCATACTCCAGCAGGCTGGCCTTTATCATCGGTTCGTCATACTGGCGCGGCGGCAGATAAATACTCTGCATAGGCCTGAGGATTTCATTCTCGACGTCTTGGATGCTCATGCCTGTTTTTCCTTTTGGTCATGATCTAGGCCGACATAGCCGCCACGCTTGAAATAATCGCTATTACTTCCAGTTCCGCTCGATACTTTGGCGGCCGCGTCAGACAGCAGGAGTTGACCTTGTGGAGGACTGGCAGGTTCCACACCCTTGAGAGCAAAAAAGGTGCGCCAGCCCTTGGCGATTGTCTGGTTTATGACGGCTGCCGGGTCATACCCAGCCGTGCGAAGCCGGTCGAGATCAAGAACGCAAAGGCGGCGAGCTTCATCGGTGAATGGAATTTTGTTTTTCTTCTGCATTTGCAGCCGCATTTCGACAAATGCTCCCCAAGGCCCTGCCGGAACCCATTCCGGGATCAAAACTACCACAACCTTGTCATGACATTTTTTCTTCACGGACACCCCGGCTTCCGAACGAAGTGAGGAATCTTTGTTTTCCTGTTTTCCTGTTTCTTCTTTGTCGCGGTCGTGTCTCGTCGTCGTCGCAGTTTGCGTCTCAACTGTGTCGCGCTTTGAAACGCCTACAACTTGGAAGTGATTGTAATTCTTTATTGAATATACCTGGGATGTGTCGCGGCTGGTGTCGCGGATCATGTCGCGGTTTTCGAGGCGCTTGATAAAGCGATGGGCTTTATCCTTTGACCAATGCCACCGCTCTGCGAGGAAACGAACCGAGAATGAAAACTCGCCGCGCTCCAGCAGGATGGGACCAGAATTTCCCCTTGTGCGCCCACTTTTCCAGGCGGCGGAACTGACCAGCCAAAGCCACGCCTCGCGCTCGGTAAAAGGCTCGTCGGAGAAATCCGCGTCGTCCCAGATGCCTCGATCAACAGCGAAAACGCTGCGCGCCGTCATTTGCCGCCCCTATGCGCCGCCATCGTCGCATAGGCCGATTCGATGATGCCATCTGCGACCGAGAAAGGGTCGCTCCATATTTCCGATCCTGTGAAACGGAAAATGTGCAGCCCTGCTGTTTGGAAGTGCCGATCTCGCGCTTTGTCACGCTGCGCCTGCTGGGTGGTTTTTTCATGAAAATCATGCCCGTCACACTCGATAGCGAAATAGGCAGTCCCATGTTCTTCATGCCTAACAGCCAGCACAAAATCAGCAAAATATCGGCCAACGCGGACCTGATAAAGCAGTGAACACCCCATCGGCAGTTTCTCGCTGGAAACGCGCTTAAGGGTCTCAAAAGGCAAGTTTTTATCGCTGATAAATGCGCCGTGCCGACCGAATACATTGGCCGCGAGCGCGCAACCAAGCGCAGTCTCTATCGGCGATGCCTCAAGCCCAGCAAAATTGAGTCTGGCGATCTTCTGGAAAAATCCATCTGCAATGCGCCGACCATATTCATCAGCAGCAAATCGCATATACCGCGCACGGTCGAATGTCATATTTCCAGCCCTTTCAAGGAAAACCGGTCGGGCCGGGAGGGGCTTGGTGGCTGCCCGATCCCGACCGTTTCCTACGCCGTGGGGCGACCGGCCGGTCGCTTGCCACGAGCGCATGACGACATGAGATAGCGACAATGGCCAGACGCTAGGGCTTGTGGCCTAGACCGCATACAAGACACTAGGAATCGCCCAACGTGCTGGAATTACTTGCTGCGGTCGTGCGCGCGCCGCATGTGGCGACGGAAAATCCGCTGCGCGACGGTGCCGATTTTCTTGACGAGCCTGTTGATCTTTCTGGAAGCACGCTGGCGCTTGGTAAGGGCGATGTTGCGCTGGCGCAGGCGACGCTCCAGGCGCACCGGGCTATTGCCGTGATGCCAAGGCTTCGCAACCCGCATCAGGATGCGCCGATAGGGCTCGTGCGCCCATTCGTCGATGACGCATGGATGGACCTCTCTGCCGTCGGGATAGCGGTGGGCGGCCAGCGCAGCGCGCACAGCGGCATCGGTCTCGTTCGCCGACTTCACGCTGCCGTCAAATTTCCTGATGATCGGCCCTGCGATCTTCTGCGCTCGATTCGGCATATTTCGTTCCTCGCTTTGCTTGTGGAAGGGTGATTCTCAGTTTGGCAGCGGCCTTGTAGACGAACCCGCGCCCGCAGCCGGTGACGGCCGCGATCTTCACGCCCGGCCAGTTCGGGTGGGCGCGGTGAACGGTGGCGATGTCCTGCACGGTAATCATGCGGATTTGAACTTCCCGACTTCGTTGCCGAGCACAGTCCAGCCGGGACGCTCGGTGCGCCCAAATAATTCCAGATACGGCCCGGCGACAAGTCGCTCGATGCGGCCATGCACACAGTCTGGCTTGCGGCTGTGCTGGCGGGCTGGCTCGATGATGCCCATGCGGACGTCAGCCTTGACGCGCCGGGGGCGGCCTCGTGTGGCCAGCAGGCAGACCTCGCTGTTGCTGCGGGTCCAGTAGCCCATCTTCATGTCGGCCGATTTCGGATCGGGAAATAGGTCGATGGTCGAGACGCTGGCTTTCATCCAGTCAAAACCACAGGTCTTGTAGACGAACCCGTAGGCCTCGATCAGCGCCAGCGTGTTGAGCAGATGGGGCCATGTCGTCCAGATCAGCATGACGCAATCCGTCTTGGAGACGCGGCTGATGTCTCCAGCCAGGGCGTGAAGCTGGGGCCATGTCATCGTCGGATAGTGGCGCTCGGCGCTGCGGCCCATGCCCTTTTTCGAGCGCACCACGAATTTCGTCGGCGGGTCGAGGTACAGAACGCCATATGTGGCGCTCGGCTGGATTTCAAGCTGATGCGCGACGTCGGGACCGGGCGACAGGATCATGCGGCTTTCTTCCTGCGCTGGATCGGCGGCGCGAATAACCCATGCTGCACCGCCCGCTCAATTGTCATTGTCCCAAGCCGATACGCACCGGCCAACATCGCATCTGCGGCATGGTCATCGCAGACAAGCCAGCGTCGCGACGTGCAGGCCAGAACAACCGCATCTTTCAAGGCTTTGCGGCGCTTTTCCTTGTCCTTGATCTTGCGGTCGACCTTCACGCCGAACTCGGCGCGCACCGTTGGCTCATAGACCTCATAGACCGGGATTTTCCCGCTGGCATAGGCGACGGCATGCGCGACCATGAACAGGCCGAACAGCAGCTTGATCGGATTGATATTTGGCGTCATGCGATCCAGGCCGCTTTTGGTCTTGAAGGCAAATGCACCGACGAACGGCGTGCAGAGCACGACGCCGTCAGGCCGATGTTCCTCGATCAGCGCTTTGATGAAATGACCAGCAGCGTGGCCCAGTTCGCCAAGATCGGTGGCGTTTCCCGGCAGCATGGCCGAGCCGGTGATAGGAGGACTTCCGCCCCGAACCACCGCGTAACCCGTCGTCAGGCCGAGGTCCAGGGCGAGAAGTTTTGTCATCAGTGAACGGGGGCTTTGTTTTCGTTTTCGATGGCCGCGAGTGCCGCTTCAGCAGCACTCTGCTTCGGCGCAGGCTGGACGATTTCAGCCTTGGGCGCGTCGTCGGGAATTTCGATTTCGCCCTGGGCGAGACACCACGCGCCGAACGGGGTGTCCTTGCCGAAGGATTGACCGGCAGCGATCAGCCGGTCCATGTCCTCGCGCTCTTTGGCCTCAAACTCGGCGAACTCGTCGGCCAGTGATTCCTGCGACTTGGCGATGTTGTAGAACATGCGGGCGATCTTGCGCGATGTGCCGAACTTGCTGGCCATTTCGCCATAGACGCCCTTGATGTCGGACATGAATGTGGCGTTCTTTTCCGCCTTTTCCTCGAATAGCTTATCGAGGCGGCTTTTGAACCCTTCCAGTTCTTTTTTGGTCGGGATTTTGGTGTTGTGCCCGATGCCGACATTGTCGCCCGTGACGACGCCGCTCACGGCATCCTTTGCGCCTTTGGCCGCTGCGGCCTTTTTCTTCGCTGGCTTTTTTGCCTTGGATGCTTTCGGGGCAGATTCCGCAGCCGCCGCCTTTTTCTTCGCTGCCATGTGATCCTCAGATGTTGGGTTGCCCACGAGTCGGGGACAATTTGTCCATAGCATCTTGCATGAGGTGCCGGAAGGCCCTTACATCGGGCTATGCACACCATGGGGACAAAATGGCCGAACACCTCCTGCTGATCGACGCCAGTGGCTTCGCGTACCGAGCCTATTTCGGCGGTATCAAGTTTCCGCGCTACCGTGCGGACGGCATGCCCACCGGCACCGTGATTGCCTTCCTCGAAATGATCCACAGGCTGGTGGGAGACGCGGCGAGAGACCCCGTCAGCCACATCGCGGCAGTTTTCGACAACCGGGAAGCGCCGACCTTTCGCCACAAGAAATTCCCAGCCTACAAGGGCAACCGGACCCAGCGGGAGCCCGAACTGTCGATCCAGCTACCGGTGATGCGGGACGCCGCGCGGGCCCTGGGCGTTACCCCCGTCGAGGCTATCGGCTACGAGGCCGACGATGTCATGGCAACCCTGGCGCGATGGGGTGTCGATGCTGGGCTGCGGGTCACGATTGTCAGCAGCGATAAGGATATGGGCCAGCTTGTTGAGGATGACCGGATCGAGATCGTGGACGACCGCAAGGGCATCCGGGTTCTGGCCAAGGACGTCGAGACCAAACTGGGCGTGCCGCCGCACCTCGTCGCCGACCTGCTGGCGCTGGCGGGCGACACCGCCGACAACATTCCGGGCGCTCCAGGGATCGGCGGCGGGATCGCGGCGAAGCTGCTGCGCAAACTGGGATCGCTCGATGCCATCCTGGCCGAGGCTGCCAAGAAAAGCGGCTACCGGATGACGGGAGCGGCGAAGCTGTCCATCAACGGGCATCGAAAAGAGATCAAACTTTACAGGGAGTTGACAGGGCTCGTCGAAGATATTGACTTAAATGTCAACCTCGATGACCTCGTCGCGGTGCCCTATGTCCCCGCCCACCTCAAGGAATTGCTGCTGGCGCTGGAAGCCCCCGACGCGCTCCGGCGCATCATGGCGGGCGGCCGGATCGGCGGCACATACGAGGTGGTAGAAAAAATCGACACCGCCGATATTCTGGTATGGCACGCCAAAGCCCTGGCCGAATATCAGGCCAAGTTGGCCCGGCCGTCGCACAAGATCACTCTGCCCGCGCCGCCCGACCCGCAATGCGGCTGGTACAAGCGCAAGCTGGTGCAGGACGGTCCCTGGGTTCCGGCCCGCATCTGGCGGGAGCACGCGGGCGACAAGCACGCGCTGCTATGCACGGTCGGCGACAAGTCGCACAACCCGGCCGACCAATGGGGACGGCTGCTGTCATATCCGATCAGCGAGACGGACTATCAGGCGATGATGACCCGGCGGTCCTGGGTCGCCCAGCACGCGCCGCTGGAGCCCGAGGCGAACGAGAACAAACCCGTGAATTATTTGACGCTGCCAGTTTAATTTCGAGACCGTCTTGCATCCAGCGCATGAAAGTGCATCTATCCAAACAGGACATTTCGTCCGCGAGGATAGGACAGCATGACCGAGACAGCGCCAATCGGCCACAATAGCGGCGAGCCTGACGCGCTCCCAATCCTGCGCCAAGCGCCTGATCTTGAGGCGCATTTGGCCGTCACTTACGCGCCGCTTCTGGCGCGCACCAAGGAATTGCTGGAGAAGGGCCCGGCCAAGGCCAAGGTCTATGACGACGAGGCTGACAGCGCCGCCACCGAGTTTCTAATGGCGATTCGTGGTGCGATGGAGGAGGCCAAAAAGAAAAAGGGCGAGGAGTTGGAGCCTTACGCCACGCTGGAAGAAATCATCAGCGCTTTTTTCACCACCAATGTCTGGGAGCCGCTGAAGGCGCTTGGCGCGAAGGTCAATGATGCCAGCGGCGACTACAAGATGGGCATGGTGCGCGCCGCCAGAATTACCAGCGATGCCGCCGCCGCTGCTGCCGCCGAGATCAAGCGCAAGGCTGACCAGAAGGTGCGCGATGATGCCGAGGCGGCCCGGCTGCTGGAGGAAAAGGCCAACAGGGCGCGCAAGCCGGAAAACATCGAAAAGCTGACCGCCGCTGCCGAGGAAGCGAAAAACACGGCCCAGGTCAGCGTGGCCGCCGCCGCCGCCGTGGCTGTCGATCATGCTGAGGCCGTCAGCGAGGCCGCTACACCGGCCGCAGACCTGAGCCGGTCGCGCGGCAAGCGCGTCGGTGTCTCGTCCCTGCGCACCGCCGTGAAGCCGCTGGACCTGATCGACCGCAAGGCGCTGGCGACCAGCATCACATTGCTGGCCCCGTATTTCACCGATGCCTCAATCTTGGCGGCTGCCAGGGCTTATGAGAAGGCGAACAAGGCCACCGTTGGTGAACACCTCGACAATGGCACCCAGCCCATCGCTGGCATCACCTTCGTCGAGGATTACAGCAACGTCGCCCGCAAAACTTAATCCACAGGAGATTTTTCAATGGCCGATACGACCGTCGACGAACGCCCGCAGCCGCCGCTGGAAGGCGAGGTCGTCACCGAGACCCAGAAGCCCGGCACGGCCGAGCCGCTGGCCCAGGAAGCCCCGAGCATGAAGGGCAAAGGCTTGATCGCCTGGGAGACCTTCGAGACCGAAATGAACGCGCGGGCCGACCAGATCGCGTCCATGCTGCCGTCCAACGTCAGCCGCGACCGCTTCCTCAATTCCATCATCGCTGCGGTGAAACAGAACCCGGACCTTCTGTTTTGCGTGCCTCGTACGCTGTTCACCGCCATCGTCAAAAGCGCCCAGGACGGCCTGATTCCTGACGGCAGTGAAGGGGTGATCCTTCCCTACAACAACAACGTGGCGAAGCGCGGCGAGCCAGACCGCTGGGAACAGCATGCCCAGTGGAACCCGATGGTGAAGGGCATCCGCAAGCGGGCGCGTGAGATCGACGGCATCCTGATCGACGCCCAGGTCGTCCACATGCAGGATCATTTCCTTTGGGAGCAGGGCGACGAGCCCAGGATTGAGCACACCCCAGCCAAGCTGGGAACGCCGCGCGGCGTGATGATCGGTTCATATGCCATTTTCAAGCGCGAGGACGGCACCATCCTGGCCCGCGAAGTGATGGATGCAGAGGCCGTCACCGCTACCAGCGAGCAGTCCAAAAACAAGAATGGCCTCATGTGGACGAAATTCGCCAGTGAGGGCTGGCGGAAGGCGGTGATCCGGCGCGGCTCCAAGTCGGTCCCGGCGGTCAGCCCGGCGCTGGCCCAGGTCATCAATCGGGATGACGAGAATTTCGACTTCGGCGAGCCCGCCCGGTTCATCGAGCATGAGAACAAGGCAACCCCGGCAAAGGCCTCCCCCGGCGGGCACGGCAGCGCCTTCAACCGCAGGCCTGCGGCCCAGGCGGCCAAAACACGGCCCAGCGCCGCCCAGGACGTCCAGCAGGCCGATTCTGGTCAAGAGGCGCAGGATGCGGTCTTTGAGGACGAGACGCCCATGGAGCGCGGCAAGCGGCTTCTGGCGCTGTGCCAGACCACGAACGATGTCGCCGATCTGCGGGCCAGCATCGCCGAGGAACTGGCCAAGGACGAGATCATGCTGGCGGCCTGGAATGCCGCCTGTGACGGCCGGTCTCAGGCTATGACGGCCGTGGCGGTGCGGAAATGACCCTTCGCGTCGTCGGCGGGACGGATACCGCCAAACAGACTGCGGCCGACAAGACCTTCAACGTCAAGGTGGGCCAGCGGCTCCAGACTGCCCGCATCCAGGCTGACCTATCGCAGGATCACGTCGGCGCGTTGCTCAACATCCACGGCACCACGGTGAAGCGCCACGAGGACGGAACAGTCCCGCTGACCTGCGTTCGCGCCAAGCGCTTTGCCGAGATCGTCGGGCTCACCATGGTGGACCTGTTCAAATGAGCACCGAGATCACTATCAGCCGTCTCAAGTTGACGCTGCTGTGCGTGTGGTCATCAGATTGGACGCTGCACAAGGCCAACGATCTTCTCGACGCCGACATCGCCGCCCATAATCACGGCTGGAACGCAGTCTGGGGCCTCAGTTGGGCTGGTATGTATAGCTTGATTGGATTTTGGCTGGTGGGACGCGCCTTGATCGAGTTCGTGAAGTGGGTGCGCGCGGTATGACAAAGCCCGTCACCCGCAAGATGGCCGTCGAGTGCCTGCTGCACCGGTTAGCCACTGACGCCATCATCGGCAAAGGCGGCGAGATCATCCTTCCGTGCGGCATCTGCAAAGAGCCGCTTCTGCCGGGACAGGCAATCCAATTCGACCACACCCACGCCGATACCCACGGCGGCGCGCACAAATACTGGAACCTGCGTCCGGTACATTACGACCCGTGCCATAAGAAAAAGACCAAGGCCGACGTCCAGGCCAAGGCCAAGGGTGATCGCATCGCTGGGGTCACAAAAACCAAACCGGCAGCAAAGATTCGCAGCCGCAACAATCTTAGGAGACGGCCATGACAGTCACCGAGGCAAACCGGTATCCGCTGACGTGGCCCGAGGGCTGGGCACGCACGCCGGATCACATGCGCAAGTCTAGGTCTCAATTCAAAACCACCTTCGACAAGGCCCGCCGTGATCTCAACACAGAACTCGACCGCCTGGGCGCGAGCAATGTGGTGATCTCCTCCTGGCTGGCGGTGCGCAATGACGGCAATCCATATTCCGATCAGGCCCGCCGCCGCATCCCCGATCCTGGCGTTGCCGTCTATTTCACCTATCGCGGCAAGCAGATGGTTATGGCGCGCGACGCCTACACCAGCGTGCATGACAACCTGCGCAGCGTCGGGCTGGCGATCCAGCATCTTCGCGGGCTCGACCGTCACGGCGGCGGCACGATGATGGAGCGGGCTTTCGAGGGCTTTGCCGCGCTGCCATCGCCCGACAGCTTCGATCCCTGGGCTGTTCTGGGTCTTAGGCCAGACGCGAGCAAGGATGCTGTCGATGCCCAGTTCCGTCATCTATCGAAGAAACATCACCCAGATCACGGCGGAAAGTCAGAGGATTTCGACAAGCTGGTCAAGGGTCGCAACATGGCGATCAAGCAGATCGAGGCTCGACCGTGAAGCTGGGCGATCTGCGCTTCGACACGCCCGACAATGCCTGCCTGTCTCTGCGCACGCTGGCGGAATGGGTCAGAACAGGCGAAATTCTGGTCGCCACCGCGTCCCATGTGGTGGCATCGCAATCGACACAGATCACCGTTTTTGAGCCCAAGGCAAAAAGGAAATAGGACGATGGCCGAGGAAAGCGCGATCACATGGACCGACAGCACCTATAATCCGTGGATCGGATGCACAAAGGTCGGCCCTGGCTGCGACTTCTGCTATGCCGAGCGCGACAACGACCGCCGCAAATGGGTTGAAGCCTGGGGCGACGGCATCCCGCGCAAGCGCACAAAGACGTTTAAGGATGTGCGCCAGTGGGAAAGGAACCACGAGCACTTTTTCAATCTGCATCATCGCCGTCAGCGGGTGTTTTCGGCGTCACTGGCAGATATTTTCGACAACGAGGTCGACGAGACGTGGCGCGACGGCACCTATGATGATGGCAATGGCCATATCGCCTTCTGGCCACTGGTGAAAGAGACGCCGAACCTCGACTGGTACATCGTCACCAAGCGCATCAGCAATGTACCGAAGATGCTTCCGCCAGATTGGTGCCAGACAAATTATGGACACATCGTCCTTATCATCACAGTGGTCACACAGAACGAATGGCTACGCGACGGTCCCAGATTAAAAGCGATGAAGTTGCGATTCCCGTGGCTGCGCGTAGGCCTGTCGATAGAGCCGATGCTCGGGCGCATAGACCTGGGCGGCGACAGTATCCGCTGGCTTGACTGGGTGATCTGCGGAGGTGAAAGCGATGGCGGCACTGGAACGGCCAGACCTATGGCGACGCAATGGGTCCGGGCCCTTCGCGATCAGTGCGTCGCCTCTGGCGTCCCATTTCATTTCAAGCAGTGGGGCGAGTGGATACCGACAGATCAGGTTTCCATTTTTGAAACACCGCGCGAAAGCTTCACGGTTTTTCCAAATGGCATCCACGCCGAACGAGCCGAAAAGAAAGCTGCCGGGCGAAAGGTGGACGGCGTCGAGCACAATGGATTCCCAGCATGACAAAGCAGCTTTACGACTTCGAGAACGCCGTCCTGAAAGAGATCAACAGGCGGCCGCTCTCCATCCTCCATGTCGATCCCAATGTGATGGCTGCGCTTCTGGCCTGCGAGTTCGTCGTGAAGCGTCACATAGACGGCAGCCCGGCCGTCCACAGCACGCCAGCCAAAAAGGTCATGCTGCGGATCACCGATGCCGGAAAGGCGCATCTTGAGGCGCTGAAAAATGAAGCCCCGCGCTAACTGGACAATCGGTGAAGGCGAGGCCAACGCGATCCGCAGCGATGGCGTGTTCGCAGGATTTTTGTTCCCAGAGCACCCGAAGCCATATGCCGTCCACCGCAAGGATGGAGGCTGGCTGCGGAAGTGGGCCGTCGATCAGCCCAGGCTCTACAAGACCCTGGAACTGGCGATGATCGCCGCTGATGAAAACTGGCCGCTGTAAATTATTTTCAGGTTCTTTATGTCGGCGGCGAGATCAGCAATTCATCGCACGTCATTACGGCGGGCCATGAATGTGTCAGGCTGTAATAGGTGCCTTCATCCGCCGATAGCTGGCGCGACCACGAGTCGAGCGCGAGTTGGTTTTTCTGCTGCTGGGCGACGCAAACCTTTGTCTTGGCGTCGCGGACCTCGCGCATCACTTGGCTGACTTGGATTTGCGTGAGAGTGGCCTGCTGCTGGGACACGTCGGCCGCCATGGCAAATCCGCCAAGACCCATCCACGTCAGAAATCCACACGCTTGGGCTACATGCCACGTCATTACACAGCCCTCCACAACGACAGCGACAGCGATGGCGAGCGCCCAGCGTTCCCAGGCATTTTTGGGACGGAAGCTAGGCGGGACAAGCTCTGACGCCGCATCACGAATAAACTCCGCATCGACCGCCATGGTTTCCGCCCAGCCCGATTTAATCAACCCCGGCTAAATATCTGGCGGAAAACTGCGCTGCACACAAGACCTTGTGTTGACCAGAATCGTACCGAATTAGTGCGGCGTCGGCGCGGCCTGCTGCACGATGGCGGCGTTCGCCGTCACCGCACCGATCAAGTCGTTCAATTGCTGGGAGTTTTGACGGCCGGTTCCGTAGTCATCGGCGACGTCGGCTGCAAGCGAACGCCATGGAACGGGCGCGCAGGCGTCATCAGATTGCCCGGCGGGAGCGGGTTGATTGGCGGTATCGGTGCCAAGGGCTGCGTCGTTGAGCACGCGCACAAGGCCATAAGGGACGCAAGCGCGAATATCCGGTACATGGGTTTCGACCTCTCTCACAACGGTTTTGACCTGGGTGACGATCTGCTGTTGGGCGTTTGCCTCGGCCACGGCGCGCGCCTCATTTCCTGATTCGATCTTCTGCTGCTGGACGAGCGCTGCGGCCGTTGCAACCTGGGCGGCGGTAGCGTCCTGCGCCTTCATCTGCTGGATCGTGGCTTCGTCCATGCGGTGGACGACGTAGCCGGTTCCTGTGCCAGCGGCCAGGGCGATCAGCAGGCCGCCGATCAGATAGCCCTGCCAGCCGCCAAGAAAGGAAAGGATGCTGCCCATGGTGATCTCCTATGCTGCGTCAGAGCCCAGCTTGGTTTTGATGCCGATGGCCGCGCCGGTCGATGCGATCAGGGCAGATGCGCCAGCGCCATAGCTAATAGGATCGAAATTGCCGTGCTTGACTAGCTGGGTGATGACGGCGGAATGGAAAACAGTGACCATGCTGGCTGAGATAATTCTGACAGGACAGTAGACGGTGCCGGAAGAATTTTCCGTCATCACATCGCGCCAGAATTTTCCCAGCCCCGCCAGCATGATTTAGAACGGGATGTGGAAGTGACCGGCGCACCACAGCAGGCCGCCGACGATGGTGAGGCTGATGGTCTGATGGGTGGCGACCCAGGCGCGCACTGCGTTCCAGTCGGCCTTGATCTTGTCCTCTGTGCTCTGAATCGACATGGCGATCTCCTATGTGAAAATTGTCTTGGCGCGAGTGGTCAGGACTTTGCGGTCAGCAAGGCCGTTCTCGCCCCCGTTGATCTTGAGTGTGACCCCAGCCACATCATCGCGATCTGCCGCCTCGTCGCAATCCCGCTCGGTCCAGAACGATATGGCGAGTCGTACCGCGTTGTCAGCCACGGCGGCAAGGTCCGGTGTGTTGAAAATGTCGATGCCGGTGCGTGTCGCAAAATGGCTGTAATTCCACCGGCCGGTGATCTGGATAAGACCGCGCCCACGATAGGCCCAGCCGTTTCCGTTGCCTTCCGCGCCGTTGCCCAGCGGATCGTGGGTCTCGCCCTTATCGTCGACATATGAGGCATAGGCGGCATTTGCCAGTGCCTCGGGATTGTGGGCCAAAGCATTGGCGCGCGGCGAGAGCCTGGGCCAGCGGTCGGCGATGATGTCCGGCCGGTAATTCAGGTTCTCGATGAACCTGCGATAAAACTCACTTTCAAAACAGGTCTGGGCGAGGAAATGCCACGCCCGCAACGGTGTCCAGTCAGCAAGCTGGGCCTGCAATGGGCCAGCCAGAGCCGTCGTGGTGGTGCGGTCATCGGTCAGCGCCAGCGCATGCAGGCGGTCATAGGTGATTTCCATTTTATCCCCAGCAGATTGCAGCGACCCCAGCCGCATCAGTGGCCGAGTCCACGGCCCCGCGCAAGTTTTCCAGCTTCGCCAGGGCGGCAGCACGGAAGGCGTGCCAGTCTGTGATTGCCGGGTCCATCAGCGAAGCATGGATGACGCCGCGACATTCCTGCTCCAACTCCAGCAGCTTACACGCCTTGCGCTCGGATATGTCCACCGGCCGCACCATCAGTCTTTTTGTGGCCGGGTGGATCGCATGCTTGTTCGGGTGCGGCGCGTGGTGTTGGCCCGTGATCTCGACCCAATCGTGCCCAGGAAATGCATTGTGCTGTTCGTGCATGTGCTGGCGCGCACAGCCGACGATCTGCTTGATCTTGCCGGTTGCAGGATCGAAAACAGCGACTTGCACCATATCGTTGTCGTCCATGGCCTATCTCTTGAGTTCGGTGGCGGTCAGAACCGATCCGTTGGAATTGACGCTGGAGCCGGTGAGGAATTTCGCTTGCAAGGCATAGGTGTGAGACCCAGCGGATGCTCCGGTATCGAGGCTGCCGCCCGCCACGAGGATATTATTCGGGCACGTTCCTCCTCCGGCTTGGATCGGAGCAATTGGCGTGCCGTCTCTCGTGATCTCGTAATAGACCGTCGGGCCAGAACTAGACCACGTCACATAGTCGCTCATCGCAAGCTGGACATTTCCGCCGCTTGTGGCGAACGTCACTGAGCACAGAACGGCGAAAGTACCGGTGAGACCGGTAGTGCCAGAGGTCGCGACATTGGGCACCGTCACGCCATTGGCGACGATGTGGCCCGTCACGATGATGTTGTTGACGATAAGGTTTCCGGCATTGATCGCGCCGACGGCGATGGCACCGGCGACGATGGCATTCGACGCGATGTTTGTGCTCGTCAGCGTCGAGGCGGCGATGTTGGTGCCGAGAATCGTGCCCGCCGCGATCAGCGTGCCGGTGATAGTGGCGCTGGCGATGTTAGCCGCCACGATGGTGCCAGCCGCGATGCTCGCGGAGACCACCGCGCCGGATGAAATCAAAGGTGTCGTGATCGCGTTGTTGGTGATCTGGGTGGTGGTGATCTGCCCGGTAAGCTGGGCAGCGGTGATGCTGGCGATCTGGCTTGCTGTAAGCTGGCCGGTGATATTTACCGCCGGGACAGACAAGTCCCATGCCGTTCCGTTCCAGCGGTACAGCACGCCGGTCGTGGTGAGCACCGCGATCTGGCCGATATAGAGGCCGGTGCCGGGCAGCGACGAGTATTCATAGACGGGCGCGATCCCCGCCGCGAAGGCTCCGGCGTCCAGCGTGCCTGGGGCGATGTCGCCGCCGCTGATGTCGCCCGTGATCGTCGACTGGGTGAAAGCAGCCGTAGCGGAATAGACCCCGCTGCGGTTCACCGCTTTGGCACCAAACCACCACGTCCCAGCCGGGATTTGATTGGTCGTCAGCGTGCCAGAAATTCCACCAGCACTGTTCGGTGTCGCCGCCGCCTGCCCGATGACCGTGACGCCAGATGTCCAGCTTTCGCTGGCGCTATAGCGATATTCAAAGACCGAGACGTCGGTGTCGGTGATCGGCGATCCCTGGAGCGTGACAGTCAGGCCGTTTTCTGAGACAGCAAGCGATGCGATATTGCTGGGCGCGGCGGTCTTGCCCTGCACCGTGTAACCGGTGATTTCGCACTGCCATGGATATGTCCCAGTGACGTCGCTGACGCCGCCGATAGCATTGCGAGAGCGGATCGCGATGTCATAGGAAGCGCCGATAGCCGCATTTTCGATATAGCCGAAGGTCTGATCGCCGGAGACAGTCGGCGCGTTCTGCCAGTTTCCAGAACCGCTGACCTGATAGGTGATGTCGATGAAGCCACCATCGAGGACAAACTGATCGACGGGTGGTGTCCACGACACCTCGATGCGGGACACCAGCGTGCCGTCCGCCTGCTGGACGATCAGCGTGCCGCCAGATTGGAGCGTCAGATTTGACGGCGGCCCCACCACGAACGGATTGGGAAACTGGGTGTTGTTCTGTCGCTTTGCCGCTGCCTCCTCGGCCGCCGTATAGGCATAGATCGCCGGATCGGTCTGGCGCGCGGTGATGTCGACATCGAGAGTCTGCTGCTGCGCCGTGGTGGCGATGCTGAATTGCCAGGACTGGACCTCAAAGGTCTCGCCCACCCAGCCCCACATCGCATTGTTGACCAAGATGGTATCCGGCGAGCCGACCTGAAATGCGGTCAGCTTGAGCGCCATGGATACGGTGAGTTCGCGGCGGATGCGCTCAAGATTGATCTTGGCGAGGCGCTGCGCCATCGAGGACGAGATCGTGAATGGGAGCGCCAGATCGCGCCATACGACCTCGTTTTGATCTTGCTCGATGTATGTGAGGTTCTGAAGCTGCGGATAGTCGGTCGGCTGGCCACGGTTGAAGGGATCGACAAAGGTTCCCTTGACCGAGTTGAAAGAGGCGTCACCGCTTTGCAGCGCGATCACTTTGATCGGCCCGCGCAGATCGCCCTCGTCGAGCGTCACCGTCGGCGTGAGATATTGCGCAGGATAGACATTCAGGAAGATACCGCTCGGGACAAGATAGCCCGCCATGGCGGTGAGCATCTTCTGGATGACGGACTGGCGCGCTTCCGAGGTGTCGACTATCCCGTTGATAGTGTAGCGCGTCTCTGCCGCGACCGCGACGTAACTGTTGCCGCTGCCATTATTGGAGAAGGCGACGGGGATATGAGCACGCGCATTTTCCAGCGATGACGCGACCTGAATTACTGTGTCCGAAATAAAGATGGCGTAATAGGTGAAGCCAGCAGACAGGCCGGTTGGGAGCGCGCCGCCACTATTGGAAAGCGTCACCTCGGTGCCGGTCGTGATGCGCAGCGCGTTGTTGTAGACGTTCAATTGGTTGGTGGTGTGGTCAGGCGTCAGCCCTTCCACAATCGTCATTGTTAGGACGCCAGTTCCGGTGCTGGAGATCGTGATGCAGCGTGGCGGCTGGGCGGCAGCGTCAACCGATGACAGCGACAGGCCACCGGTTGGGCCGCCACCGATCTGCGCCCAGAAATACGGGAAGTTTGCTGTCATCCCGGCTGGCATCGTGCCGGTTGTCGTGAACATCAACTGGCAAAGATTGGGCACCGACCCAGCCGCCAGATTTTCCACATAGGTGATCTGGCTGTCAGCCGGGTTCACCGTGCATGTGGTGCTTGGAATGACGCGCGGACAGATTTCGTCGCACAGGTTCGCGTTGGCGATCAGAAGGCCAGTGTTGACCTCGGTGTCATAGACGACTCCCATGCCATGAACCGGCTCGACCAGATAATCATTGAGCAGCAGCGCGGCATTGTCTGACCAGATCATCTGGGTGACGGTGCCCCCGGAGCCGCCAGTAGCCAGCGTCAGAATGTTGTGGCCGATGTCGTAAAGCTGGAAGGTGTAGGCGTCGATGATATTGGCGACCTCATATTCCTGCGCGATTTTTTTCTGCTGCGCATTTGGCCAATAGGGCTGCGGATTGGCGGGCACCGCACCGGAATGGTTGCAGATGAACACCATGTTTCCAGCGCCGAGCCCGTGCGGCGTCGCGGTGACGAAATAGCCGTTTGTCGCACTGCTGGTGATGTTGATCGCAGTATTGCGCGGGTCCAGAACCATGCGGCCGCTGACGACGCAGGCGATATTCGGCACCCCAGTCGAGCCGAAAAGATTGTCGTTCCAGCCCAAGCGGACATAGATTTTGCCACGGCTGTACTGGAAGAAATTGTCTCCCCACTTTGGGCTCTGCGCCTGGAGGGCGGCGATCAGGCCAGCATCGCCTGCCACCGTACCGAGCCCCATATAGGCTTGCAGATAGTTGGTGTAATTGGTGGGCGCGGTGCCATCCGGCCAGTCGATTGGTTTTTCAGCCCAGCCCGCCGATGTCAGGGGAACATAGGTGTCATTGACGTATAGGGCGTCGATGGACTGGATAGGATGCCCAGCCAGCGTGATGACGAGAAAAAGGGACTTGTTGTCGCTCGTGGTGTCCACGAACGTCATCGCGCCGCCGGTCTTCATCTGGCCATAGATCAACTTGTGCGGTGTGATCGGATCGCGCACCGTGAAGGTGCGTTTCTGGGCGGTGGCGAGCAGCCAGTTGCCCAGCGCCATGATACCCGTGGCGGCCAAGCTGCCGACGGCGGCGGCGGCGGGCAAGCCGATGAATGGCGTCAGAACAGCGGTGACGACAACGTCAACAACGACCGCAGCAACGGTTACGGCAATTTGCTCTACCGCCCTGCTCATAGCTTAATCCCGGCCATTCTTGATGCGCCAACCCATCAGGATGTTGGCGTCCGTCCCAGGCGTCTCGATGGTGCTGACGCCCAGAAGACCTTTCGCACCGACGAACAGCGAGATCGTTCCGGCGCAGATACCCAGGGTGCCATCAAGGCCGACATCGTTGGCCAGGGCCTCGACATCGGGGTTTCCGATCACCACGTCACCGCGCTGAAGGCGAAGCACTGTTTCGACTTTCTGCCAATCCTGATTTGCCGCGACCTTCTCCATGGTGGGGATCAAAAGGCCGCCTGCGTAAGCCCGGAGCGCCGTGATGGCAGTTGCCGCATCTGTGTATGCGTCTCGGAATGGCGCTGCCGGGTCCACACCGCTCATTGCTTTGATGCAGTCGGCTGCGAACATGCAGCAATCGAAGCTTCCCCAAGCGAACGGATTGTGCCGGACACTCTGGAGATATTCGGCCATCAGGATGTGCCAGTTTTCCTTTTTCTGCATGACCTCACCCGTGCCAGTTGATGGTGGCGTCTTGGATCGTGTCGACGAACGAAAAGCCGCCGTCGTTGGGATGCTCAAGGCGCTGGTCGAGATCGGTGTAGCGGCGCGAGCGCGGATAGCGCATGGCGACGAGGCGGCTTTCCACCGACACCGTAATGGTCGCGGTCTTGCCAGTCTGCTCGATGGTGGCAGTATCCACGCGGCCATTGAGAAACTGATACGGCGTGTTCACGAGGCTGAAAGTGTCGTCGATGGCACCGAGCCACAGCTTCGCTGGCAGATAGCGTTGCAAATCTTCCAGGGCCACGGCAATCAGCGCGACGTCGATGCCTGACAGCTTGAGGGTACATCCCGTCGCAAGAACCTTGTTCTGCTCGGTGACTGACCCGATGTCGACGAGGTTTCCACCGCCGATCCAGACTTGTCCGTTCCACGAGAAGTTGCCATAGCCGTTCCACATATAGACGTTCCCGCCTGCGGTATCGACTTCGCAAAAGATGATCGGGCGGCACGACCCGGCCAAGGTCTGCGCGAGCATGCCGGATGTAAGGCTGTGCGCCATTTAAAGCGCCTCGGTCACGCTGAATTGAACCGAATATGTGCTGACCTCGTTGGCATCCCAACCGAACGGCGCATCGAGGCGAAACTGAGTCATGGCGTTCTGGATGATGATCGCCTGTCCCGTCGATGGCGCATACCGCAAGTTCGGCCAGAAGGTCAGCGTTGCGTTACCGCTGCCGTCCGAATTGGTGTCGAAAAGCAGCTTATGCAACCGGGCATTTGTGCCGGTGCCGATCTGGAAATAATCGCCTGCCTTCAAAATGCCGGTGATACCAAGAAGCCAGCCGGTCGTCAGGAGCGTGTTGCCAGTCTGGTTTGCTCCGCTGACGATTGGGGTGCCTCGTCCATCACCGCGCGGCGTCGGCGCATCTGGATCGCCAAGCAGAAACGTGCCCTTGCGGCCGTTTAGCTGTGCCATGGCGGATAGCCACTGCTCGGCCTGGGCCCGCTTCATCATCGGTAACGTGACCATCGCTTTCCAGCGTTGGCCTTGGTGCTCGTAAGTTTGCTGCTCGAAAGTGAACGGCGACTCTGAGACCGCGACGGCATCATCCATCGTCCACTTGACGGTTTTGATGCCGGGCGATGTGGGCAGGGAGATCGGATAGTTGGGGATGAAAACGCCCATTTAATTGTCCATCCCTCCAGGCGTGAACCCGCGCTTGATGCTCTGGTCGAGGGCCTGCACCGCGCTGGCCTGGATGTGCGGCATCGCTTTCATAATTTCGCCTTTGGCGATGGCGCTGACGTCCGGGTGAACGCTGATCTGCTGGGTGATGTAATAGACATTCCCGCCACCGTTGCCGCCAGAGCCGCCCTTGCCACCTCCCGGCATCGAGCCGTGCGCCGCGTTGCCGCCAAACATATTGCCAAGGATGCCGCCGATGCGGCCGCCAACACTATTGGCCGCGTGCTGTCCGCCCAGCGTGTTGAAAAGGTTTCCCGCGCTTCCGAAGGTCGGCAGCTTGCCTTTTGTTCCTGTGACCTGACCCGTCATTGCGTTTTCAAGAGGATTGAGGATCGCCAGCTTCTCGATCATTTTCAGCATGGACTGGGTCAGGTCCGGCAGCAGAGTTTTGAGTCCCTTCGCGCCCTGGTTGGCGTGATCGAAAATCGAGCCCAGCATGTCGGTGTATTCGCGGCCGACGCTCAACTCTCTCTGCTGCTCGTCGCCGATGTCACGCTTGTTCTTGGCTAGTTCGGCCGCCTGGGCGGCATTGGCCATGGCCTGCTGGTATTCACGGCTGCCAACCTTTATGCCCTTTTCTTTCAACTCCAGCTCCGCTCGCAGCAGGGCGACGCGCTTCTCCCTGATGCTTTCGTCAGTTTTCAGCAGGGAGACCTCCAGCGCCAGAACGGCATTGGAGTCGGATGCCTTCATGTTTTCTTTGATCTGCGCTTCGGTGCGCTCGGCATCGGCGGATTTCAGCAGCGCATCCCGATAGGCGTTCACATTGTTGATTGCGCCCTTGCGAGATTCAGCTTCAGCCTTGACCTGCGCCGTCATTTCCATACCCGCTTGCGTGCTGGTGCGGTAGGCGTTGGCGATGGCTTCCTGCCCGGCGGCCTCTTTCTGGACGTTGGTTAGCGCGTCGGAACGCTCTCGCCTCTCTTTGACCCACTCATAATTGATGGTCGCATCGCGGATAGCCCCTGCGCGCGACGCCATGCCCGGCTCGGTGCTGTTGCTGTTGATGGTGTACTGGCGATTGGCTTCAAGTCGGACGCGCATCATTTCGCGGTCGCGCGGACCGGCACTGTTCACCCGCGCCTCGTCGCGCAGTTTTTGAAGCTCCATGGCGGCAGGCGAACGGGCATCGGCAGCATTGTCGTCATCTGTCTTTTTCTTTGCGGCAGCCTGCTCGCGCTTATTTGCGTCCATCATCTGCCAGTGCAGATCACCAGCACGATGCCATGCTGAATTTACATCGCCTTGCGAGACAGCCCATGCGCCACGATTATGCCGCTCCTGCAAGCTCTGGGCTTGCATACGGGCGTCAAGGTACTGTTGCGCTGGAGTCTTTGGCTTTCCGACAATCGCCGCGCTAGTGTTGAACCACATGCCAGACATGAAGGTGCTGAATTTGTCGAAAGCTTTTGACAGCGACCACATGCTGTCCTCTACCGTCTTTCCGCGATCAGCAATGGCCTTGAAAATTGCCATCTCCTGGGCAGCGCGGTCCTTCATGCCCTTGATGTCGTGAAGCTGGGCATCGGTCAGAAGGTTGAAATTGTCGTGCAAATCCTGCGCTGCCTTCGCAGGGTTTTTCATCATTCCCTCAAGGTCGGTCGCCGCTTTGTCGAGCGTGCCGCCCTGTATTGACTGCATGCCATAAGCGGCTTGGGTAAAGCCTCCCATGTTCTTGCCAGGGATGCGGCCATGACCGAGGCCAATGGCTTCGACATCAAGCGCGCCGCGTTGGCTGATGTTTCCATTTGTCCGCGCAAGATCGGAGGCGAGATTGAACATCTGCCCCTTATTTACGCCAGCCGCGTTTCCGCTTGCCGCGATGGCGCGACCGACCCGGTCGATGGCCATTTCAGCCTGATAGGCGCTCACGGCCATGGCGGCGAACGGGGCGACAATCGCTCCACCCATCAGGATGCCCTGGCTGGTCAGCCCGGACATATGGGTGCCGATCAGCAGCAGCGTGGACGGCAGCCGGGCGAGATCGCCGGTCATGGCTTCGCGGCCGAAATACAGCAGTTCGCGGCGGTTGATCTCAATTCCTCGGTGCAGTTCTTCCGCGCCGGAGGCTGCTTTCTTGAAGTGGCCCGAGATATTTTCGCCAGCCGTCTTGGAGACGCCGTCGAGTTGCTTGGCCTTCTCCATCGCGGGGCCAAGGTCGTAATCGACGGTGTAGTACAGCCGGTCGAGTTCTGTGCCAGCCATTATTTGTCACCCGGCTTTTTGTCGGGAAAGCGCTGCTTCATTCGCTCGATGTCGCGCACGTCATCCTCGGTCCATTGATAAACGTCGTCCAACGCGCCCTTTTCCCGCATGTGCCCGATGAAGGCACATGACACCTCGTAAAAGGTCGACTTCCAGAACACCTCCGGCGGCCAATGCAAAACACCGAGCGCGAAGGTGGCCCATTTTTCGACGTCTAATCCTGTTGGTTTTGCGTTTCCGCCAGAGGAGGGTTTTCGACGCCGCGCTTGGCCGCCTCCGCATCTTCGATTTCTTTCATGGCCATGCGGACATGCTCGGCGTTGCCGCGCAGTGCGCGCGAGCACAGCATCCCGAGGGAATGCCAGAACGGCGTGCAGCCTTCCTCCATCAGCCGCTCGCCGACCAGTGCGGGCGTGATCTTGTCGCCCATCACAGGCCGCAACGCCTGATACAGAACGGTTCCGGTCTCGGTGAGGGATGCGTAGTTGGCTGGCTCGACGGCGAAGAATTTCCAGGCCAAGGCGCTGCATGCCTGCCCGGTCGCGCTTTCGATGGCCGACACGACCTCAAAGGTCGGTCGCACGGCATAGACTTTGCCGTCGAAGGTGATGTCGATTTCTTGGCGGGCCGCATTAGCCATGCGTGGCCTCCTCTATGGTGGTGGGTTTGGTTTATCCCCCGGCGTTGAACACGATGGTGCCGGAGGAGGCGATGCTGAAATCATAGCTTTCAGCGCCGTCATAGTTGCCGGTGCGCTTCAGGGTGACGATCACCCAGTTGCCGGTATAGGTGTCACCGTTGTCGAAAATGATCTGGGCGTTGAACGCGCTCTGCGGCACATTTGACGCCAGGATAAGCTGGTTGAGGTTGGTGCTGTCATCGAAAAGACCCTGCGCCGTCACATCGTACTTGGTGACGCCCGCGCTCGGCAGCATGGTCTGGAAGCCGCCGCTATCCTTGTTGGTCACATCGACAGGGCCCGCGCTGACGCTGAGTTCGACATTCCGCAGGCCGCCGACGGTGGAATAGGTCTCGGGGCTCGACTGGCTGCCATACTTGAGCAGGGCCGTGCGGCCTTTACGATATGTCGGCATGAAAACCCCCTTGGCCAAAGCCCCAGAAGGCAAAACTCTTGCCTGAGACAGGTCGCCGCGTCTAGGCGGACAAGGCGTCCGCTGGCGTGCAGCGCGGCCAAATTGTCAGGGCGCTGTTCGGCGAGCCATTGATGACCTCGACATCTTTTGCCGCCAAGATAGGTGCGAGCGTGGAAAACGAGGCTTTCCAGCGTTCCATCGTCTCGGCTGGGATCGGCAACGTGTCATAGCCGCTGTGGAAGTTTCTGCCCGCCCGCGTGCCGTCATGGGTTAAATCCACCCCCAGCAGCACAATCTTTTTCGCCCCCAAATGCACGGCTAGGTGAGTCGCGGCATAGGCGCTATTCCAGCCGTGGCGCAAGTGTTCTGGATGCTCGTCGAAGCCGTCAGGGCCGGTGAATAGGTATTGCGTCACGCCCGGCGGAAGCTCATGCCGGTGGTATTCGATATTGCCGGTTGCCTTGTATGGCGCAGCGTGGGCTTGCAGCGTCATGTAGGCCCGCCGCCAGTAGCGCGCGTCCGTCCACCACAGCACATCGGCATACGGCAGATATTCGTGGGCGCGGTTGATGGCGATGACGCGGCGGTCGCGCAGCAGGTCGAAATCGAAGCTCTTGAGGCTCGCTCCCCCCGCACAAATTATGGCCGTCTCGCCCTCGAAGATGCGCGGGATCACGCTGGGGACTTCATCAGCTTGTAATTGCGCGCCAAGGATGGACGCCGGTTCTCATCCTGGCCAAGCGGCATCGCGGCCGACTGCTGGGCATAGCAATAGACATAATCGGTGCCGAACTGGGACTGGGCGTTGCCAGCATGCAGGAAGGTAAAAATGGCCTGCTCTTTCTGCTGGACCACATTGAAATCGTTGGGTGCGCCGCGCACCCGCACCTGCACGCGCGGATAGCCGACCGGGATCGCAGTCTCTGGCGGCGGGCCGCCAGCAAAATAGACGCAGATCGACCTGTCTGGCGTTTCCTGCAAATAGCCGACGCGGACCATCCAGTCCTGGGTTTCGTCAGTGTCTTGGCCGAGATCAGCCGTCACCAGCGCCGCCGCGATGTCGTCGAGCACGCTCATTCGACTTCTCCCGCGCCGCCGCTGTTGTCCTGCGTCGGTTCAACCGCCGGGGTTTTGACGCGCGCGGCGATCTTCGCCCCAAAGTTCTGGGTGTGCTCGTCGAAGGGCTGCTCAAGATATTTGGCTTGGCCGACCTTGTGATGCGCCTCCAAATTTTCATGGACCGCCAGCGCGTAGGCCGAGGTCGGCTCCAGCGTTTTGGGATTGATCTTGGTCGCCACGCCGCCATACCCGACCTCGTCGGTGATGTGACCGTCCTCGATCACCGGCTCGGCGACATAGCCCGAGCCGCGCAGCGCGCCGGTATCCACCGGCACCAGCGGCAGGCTATCCTTGAGCACGTCCTGCAATTCCTCATAGGTGGCCTTGGCGATGGCGGGCGTGGCGACGCCCAGGATATAATCCGTCAAGGTCGCACTCATGGTCTTGCCACTGGCAGATCGCATCATCCGAAATCGACCCTGGTAAACTGCTGTTCGCCGGTCTCGTCCTCGGCACCGTTGACGGCCAGGATCGGCGGGGTGGTGCCGTCTGGTAGCGTGACGCGAGAGGTGGGCGGGAACGGTGTCTGGCAATTCAGCCATATCCGCCCCTTGGTGGCGATCAACTCGCCTTGCGGCCCGCGAATGTACCCGGCCTTGTTTGAAACGTGCGCCTTATATGGCACGTCGGTGCCGTAGGTTGCGGCTCCGTATTGGTCACTGTTGAGGCGTGGCGCGACCTTCACGACGCTGGGCATCATGTCTGCAAAGTCAGCGATGAAGCTGTCGGCCGTCACGCGCTGTCCTCCGGCACATTATTGTTCTGGAAGCCGCCATAGCTGCCGCCGCGATTGTCGAATTTCTTGAGCGTGGTGAACGCGCCGATGGCGTCGCTGTTGAAGCGCGGAGAATAGGCGTTGCGGTCTGACTTGCTGATGCCAGCGGTATACATGCCGCCGCCGTGCATGTCGGCCTGGGCCTGATAGTCGTCGGCTGCGTTGAAGAAGTTCTTGGAAATCTCGCCGTAATTGATCGACAGATCGCCCAGGCGCTTGGTGGCCTTCCCTGCATATTTCTGGCCGAGCATACGGCAGACCTGGGCGGCGACATAGAGCGGGCCGCCGAAAGTCGTGGCGAGACCGTTATAGACCTGATCGGAAAAATACGGGCTGTCGGTGTCTGTGTCGCCAACCAAGGCGCGGGCAAAGTCGCGCGCGGTGGTTGCTGGATCGCCCGTGCTGGTCGCCAACGGCTTTGGCGAAACCGTCATCTGGCCGGTGGCTACCGTCGAAACAGCGCCGGTCATGTCGGTGATCGAGAGTGTATAATAATACCCCTCGGACATACTGGCCGTGTCGGCGGCAACAAAGGTGCATTGCATCTGGCCGGTCGAGCCGCTGCCGACAATCGAGAGACCGGTTGTCAGTGTCTTGGTCAGCGCAACAGGCGTGCCAGTGTCGAGATTCTGCTGCACCACCAGCGAGGCAGCCGTGACATTGCCGCTGCCAATAGGAATCGGATTGTCGTTCCCATCGGTGATCGTCCACACGACGATTCCGGCGTTCCCCTGGACAATCGAGAAATCCTGATTTGCGACGGTCATGTTTTGACACTCCCCACCAGCAGCACCTCGACCTTAGACCCTTGAAGTTCGGTCGTCTGCTTGGTGCCCTCAAGCTGTACCGTGACTTTGCTTCCCTGCAAAGCCTGCTGTCCGATCAGCGCATAGCCGTAAAAGGCGATGGGGATGCCGCTGTCATCGTGGACCTGCATGGTGATCTCGATGCGCGCGGGCGCGTCGGTCAGGATGGTTCCGGTTCGGTCGATCCGGCTGGGCAGGTCGACCAGCAGCGCGCCGCGCCATTCCACCCGGTTTTTGGAATCGACGCGCACGGGCGTCAGCCGCTCCACCACGGCCGCCACCGCGCTGGCGATCCCAGACATCAGCGCCGCCGGGATCGGCGTGCTGGCCGCCAGCGTGCCGCTGTAGGCCGCCTTGGAAGGCGTCAGGCCGGTGACGGTCGCGGTGTGCTCCAGGCTGCCCGGCGCGTCCTGTCGAATGCGAGACAGTTCCTCGACCAACGCGGCAGTGTTGCTTTGAAGCCACGCCCGGAACTCCACCGCCTCGGCCCGGTCAACCCGGATAAGGCTGACGTGCTCGGTTGGTATTTTCACCCCAGGCCCTCCAATGCCCAAGCCGCGCTCCAGCGGGGCCGCAGACAGCGCCAGTTCGGTGCCCAGGCGCTCGCCTACCTCCGGCGTGTCCCGGGCCATGGTGCCCTTCTGGTCGTCCCTGACTGGCGTGGCGGCGGCGATGCCACCCAGGTGCTCCAGCGGCGGGACAGCCGTGCTGCGCACGCCGAGCAGCGCCTCGACTGCTTCCAGGGTGCTCACCACCATGGTGCCGCGAAACTCGATGGGGAATGTCGGTGTCGTGAACCGCAGGCTTCCGATGATCTGGATTGGAATCAGGGACAACGGCTTCACATCGAAGGTCTTTTCCAGCGGCACCGTCACGATGGGCTTGACGTCTGTAGTGCGCTCAACCTGGGCCGGGGTTGAGACCGGCACGCCCATGGTGTGCTCGGCGGGTTCCGGCGTGGTGCGCTGGAGCGTGCCAAGGCTCTCGATGCGGCCCGGTGTATCGGCGCGCGCGCTTCCGGCGACCTCGATCCGCGTCGCGGACAATGGCTTGACGTCGAAGGCGTGCTCGGGCGGGCTCGGCGCGTCGCGCAACTCGCTGGCCAGATGCTCGGCCGCCGATTGCTCGATCAGCGCCAAGGTAGCCGACCATTCCGTCGGAGCCCCGAACAGGTTGATGATCTGGATCGCGATGTCGAGCGGCGCAAAGCTGTCAGCATGAACCGCATTAACGATTTCCGACCGGCTCGGCGTATCGGCCAGGAGTGGCGCAAAATCGTCGAAGTTGATCGCCCAATCGAAGAAAATATGACTGAACCACTCGGTCGGGACCGCGACAATTGGTTTGACGTCAAAGGTGTGCTCGGCAACGGTGGCGCTGAAAGACGAAACGCCATCCAAGATTTCGAGACAGGAAAATTCGAGGCGCAGACCTGCGGCCTGGGTGATCTCCATCGGCACGAACACTGGCGGCGAGACCATAAGCGTGATCTCGTCAGGCTGCTGAGTATTGGAGTTGTCGGGGATGATCCGGCCGCCCGTACTGTCGTTAATCAGAAAGCCGCCGAGGCCTTCCAGCCAGAAGCCGTTAGATCGCGACGTGGTGTGGGTGTAGAGCCCTTCCGCAACCGACGCGCTGTCTGCGAAAATGTTGGATGTCATGGCCCATCCTTATGGAGGCGTGAGACCAAGCGCCGTCACGGCGGCATCACTATAAGCGGCGGAAGAACTATCAGCATTGATGACCGTCGCGCCGCCATGCCAATCGAGCAAGAATTGCCGGCAGTCGGCATTGTCCATGCTCATCGGGATAAAGGCGTTATCAGAGCGCCGCACCATGACGGCTCTTGAGATCGGGTCTGCTTGGCAGAACTGGTAGGACGCGGTCACATCAAAGCTCCGCTGAAATGGTGATTGTCGCGTTGTTCAAATAGAAAATCGAACTTTGCCCAGCGGTCAGTCCGCTATAGCCCGAACCCGAAACGCGGAAAGTTGCCACAGATTCGTTGATGCCCGTATTGGTGCCAACCGTCCCGGGCACTGAAACAGTTCCGTCCAAAAAACACCCATCACCTACTGAACCGCCAGCGGGCGGCAGTGTGATGGTGGTAGCAGCCGTTCGCATTGATACGCGCAAAGGGAAATTGCAAATGGCCGCCGAGATGCCCGTCGCCTGCCCCTGACCGGCATACTCGCCGACATTGCCAATTCCGATAACCTGATAGTACCGCTGGCACCGTTGCATGGCGGTCGCAAAGTCATCAGGCACGAATGGCGTCGGAACCGATCCGCGCTCCAGCTTTACGCCACCGAGTGCCATAGTGGCACCGTTAGTGGCTACCAAATTAGTCTGGCTGGTAACGCCGAAGAAATTTCCGGACTGCCATGAACCTGCTGACGCAGCTTTCGAAGCGCCCGCACCAAAACTGATACGTAGTGTAAGTCCGGCATTTATCCCGGTATTGATTGCGTTCGATGTGTCGCCCGGGATTGTTACCGAGACAATCTTCGGCGTGTTGGCCGTCAAAGCAAACGAGAAGGGATATGAGAAACCGGCGCTGTTGTTATAAAGCAGGCCACTATAAGTTCCGGTGACGCTGGCCTGAACAGCAAATGAAATAGTGACTGACTGCGCTGATGCGCGCCCAAAAACCAAATCTTGGAGATTGCCAGCCTCAATGGGCTGCTCCAGGGCGAAAAAGTCAGTCGATCCGACGGTTGTGGCTGCCAGCGACGTGACGGTTATCCCGCCCGGCATTCCAAGGGCAGCGAATGTGTTATTCGCTGTCGTGTTGAATTGTTGGACTGAAAACTTTGAAGCCTGAGACATTCGCGCCGCCCAGCGGTCGACGGTATAGGTTCCGTCTGATGCTGGAGTTAGGCTCGCGCCAGCATTGCGCTGGTCAATCCGCATATCGCCGTTGATGATCTTGTTATTTTGCGAAAGCCCGAGCGACGCGAGAAAATCCCGAACGAACATATTCTCGGGCGCATAGGTGTTGTTGTTTGGGTTCGCGGCGTCTGTGCCAGACACCAGCTTTGCCAGCAGCAGCAGGTCGAGCGCTCCCGGCGTCCCGGTGAGGGATGTGGTGTTGGTGAGCGCCTTGATGGTGCTGTCGGACATCAAATTCCCCTAGCCGGGGGCCCGGCCCTTAAACCGTGGTGCCGAACTCGCGCAGCGTGAAGCTGGTCTTAGCCGGGGCCAGACCGGGCGTCAGATGCAGATGCAGCCAGACTGCCTGGGCACCAGCGGCGTTTGGAGCCGCGCCAGAAGGCAAATTCTGCGGCGACGGGACATTGATGGTCTGCGGAGCCGCCCCGTTGCTGATGTACTGGTTGACAGCCGCCCCGTTGGAATGGGTCGCGGCGGTCGAACCGCACTGACCACGTGCGACGGTCCACGAGTTGGTGCCCGCGCCAGCAGTGACAAACAGGATTTCGCTGTCGATCTGGATGAAAAAGCCGCCATTCACGATGGTCGACGGAAACTGGCTGTTGCCCGTCATCGTCAGGGTTGTCGCGGTCGTGGTGGTGATCGCCGCGCCCAGCGTGTTCGCGCCCAGGCTTTGCAGTCCGCTCGTCGGGCCCGTCTGGCGGGCCGCCGTGGTGCCGGTGTCGTTGAGCGCCGATGTCAGTGCCAGATCGAGGATGCCGGACGCCGGATCAACCTGCTTGCTGATCTGCACAGCGGTCAGCGCGGTCGCGGTGTTGTTGTTGACCGCGAAAATCTTCTCGAAATAGTCCTTGTTCACGCCGCCAGCGATGTCGGCCGAGGCATTGTAGAACGGACGACGCACCTGGGTGACTTGGTTGGGCGCGAGATTGAACAGCATGCCCTCATAGATCGAATAGGTCGAAGCGGACGAGGGCACGGTGCCCCAGTCGGAATCCACCGCCACGACATCGGTGCCATAGCCGGAGACCGCGATGATCTCCTTAAGCTGAAACTGCACGCCAGACGGGAGATTGTTCTCGATGCGCACAATGTTGCCGATGTTGGCCGTCGCGCCATCGCCAGACTGCAAGGTGATCGTGGCCGGGGTGATGCCGGACGAGTTCGCTGCTGCCTGGGCAGTGTGACCGCTGATGACAGCGGTATGGCTGATCGAGGCGATGACGCCGACAGCAGTGGTGCCGCCAGCAACAGCCTTCAGCAGGCGCTCGAAAGACTGCGACCCGGCCACCTTGGTGGTGCCGTTGAGGGTCTTGGTCTCGGTCTGGATTGCGCCAGTGCCGTCGCGGCCGGTCTGGGCGATTGTGGTCGCCGTGTCGCTGGCGCTGGACGAGACGTAGTCCATCGTGCCGGTGGGCGAGACATCGGTGAAGGTGATCTTGTTGGAGAAGTTGACAGCGCCGCCTTGAGTCGTGCCGTCGGCATCGGACATATTTGCCGAACCGTAGAAGCGAATATCGCCGGGCTTAACGCTCATGTCTTTTGTCCCCTAGAATCGTGCCCGCAGAGAAGGCATGTAAGCAGAGATAGGCAACATCGTCACCGTGGACAGTATGTCCTAAATCGTCATGTAAGCCTCAATAGATCAGCGGCCAAAACCCTGCCGAGGGGTGATCCCAAGGCCATGGGTTTGGCGGAAGATGGGAATCCTCGTGAATGATCTGGCAGCCTAACTCGCGGGGGTCGCCGTCATCGCTCAGAACATGATACCAGCCGAGCGCGTCGCGGCCCGTGCAGGAACCGATCGTTCCGCGCTCGTTCGTCCTGACGCCAAGCCCGCGACAGTAGCCGTCGATAAACTGACTGTGCATCCAGACGGCGCGTGCGGCGACCTTGTGTCCCTGATATTGCGGCGGCGGCATCGTGATGGTTCCGCAGCCCTGATCCGCGACGCACCCACCGAGCGCCAACGCAGCAGCGAGGGCGAGAAAGCGGGTCATGGATAGACAGCCGCTGAATTGAATTGTCCCTTAGTTGGGCCGAAAGCTACGCGCTGCATATAGCCGTTCAAAGCGCGATCCGCGGCAGCACGATTAGCAAGATAAATAGAACCAGACGGGGTCCCCCATGAAGTCGCGTCCGTAACAAGCGTGCCACCGTTGGCGACAACAGAGGTGCCACTACTGTCCATTCCGAATGCAGATTTCACCGAATTGATAGTGGATGTGCTATTACCTGCCGTCCCAATGGCGGTGTTCGTACTGCCATTGGGAGAGATACTCACATTGGTAGTTGAACTCGCCCCGTAGAAAATGATTTGGTTTCCATTAATGTCGATGAGGCGTCTGGTGGTGGCGCTCACGGCATTTCCAAAAGAGTTGGTCTGGAAATAAGCCGCCTTCGCAGCTAGCGTCGCCGAAGCTGCCGCCCCAACCAACGTCACATTATCCGCATTCCGCGTCACAGCAACTGTCGTGGTGGGGATGGGAGAGGTGGGGAAGGCGAGGTTTTCAACTTGCGGTGCCCAAACAAGGACGCCGCTCACGTTGTCGCCTGTATAGCTCCCCCACGTTGAATTTATGGTCCCGGCAAGTTGAACACCATAATTCGCAGACGAGGCCGGAACAAACTGTGCAGTACACCGATACCAGCCATTGCCAATAAGGGTCACAGTGCCATTTGTAAGCACGCTTGTTTGTGTGACAACGGCGTTTTGCAGATCAAAAACAATCTGACCTACCGTGTTCACAACTATAACGACATAGCGCTGTCCAGACTGTTTGAAATAAGCGCTAATCGTGTAGGTCTGGGAAGCAGTAAGTGGAATGCTTGTCGCATTCACGGAGTGAAACGTGGTGGTGTTGTTCGCAACAACAGATGCGGCATCTGTTGTCAGGTCTGGGGAAACCGCCGCGTTTGGCGTGACTGTAGCGGCAGAGGCAGTCCATGCTGCATTTCCAAGCGCCGAACTTTGAATAATCAAATTCGTACTCGCCTGCTCTACGTCAACGCCAAGACCGGAGCCGAGGCGCAGCGTGTTCGCGCTGCACGGGACGAGGAGCCCACTGGCATTCTGGACGTAGCTGGGGACGGTCTGCGCGCGCGTGACGCTGTGGATCGAGTTTATGTTGACCGGCTGCAAATTGCCGCCCTGCGCGACTGCGGCGAGACCGAGCGTGTAGTCGATGTAGAGGGACGAGGTCCAGAATTGGCTCGGTATCCAAGACGGAGCACCGCTTAAAAGTGCTCGCCGCGCGCCATAAAGTGCCATGGCGGTTAATCCTGCAATGGGATCAGGTCAACGCCAAGGATGTCAGAAGTGGCGGTGAAAGTCGGCGTCCCGGTGGTCACGAGAATGCCATAGAGCGTCGTGTTGCCAGCGCCAAGGGCAATCGCTTTGCCCAATCCGTCGAGATTGTAAATGGTGTGAGTGCCAAGAGCGCTCACTGCTGATGTGAACGACAGCTTTCCGATCAATGCCGGGATGTCAGCAGAATTTATGGCTGGTGCGGTCTTGTCCGCAAATGACGAATGGCTCGGGTTGGCATTGAACAGATACAGATCAAATTCTGATGTCTGCACCGACTTCATGCGCAGCACAGCGCTTTGCACGATGCCAGACCCAAGCGAGCCAAAGATGTTGGAGAAAGTGAGAACCTGTCCCACTTCATTGCCAACGGTGTAGGCGGCGCTTGCTGTAACAACAGGAACAGCCGTCACTGTGACGGTGTTCCCGTTCGCGTTGCTACTGGTCGGTGACGTTTTCGGTATGATGGGACTGGCGGCCGTGCCATTCCCTGTCGATGCTAGGATGCGCGCGGCATCGCCGTCGCTGGTCTCATAAACGCAGTCGCGGGAAAGGGCGGACGGGTTGTTGACCACTTAAGCCCCTCTTACGAGAAGGTGATGCCGACCGAGGCGAGCACGATCCACTTGCCGTTGTAGGCCATCAGGGTGAGGCCCGCGCCAGCATTGGCCGCGAAGGTTGCCAAGTTGACGGCCGCAGTGCCGCACTGGAACAGGCCGGTCGCGGTGAGGGTGTGGGCAAACGCCGTGCTCGACGTCAACTCGATCTCGATTCCGTCGTCAGTGCCAGCCGTCGGGGCCGCCAGGGTCATAGCGGCGACGCCAGCCTTGGTGATGACGTAAGTGTGGCCGACGTGCGGCGGAATCGCACCGCTGGCCGAAACCGCCTGCGGCGTTGTGCTCTGGAGCGAAGTAATCGGTACTTCCCAGTTGCCCGCGACATTGCAGACATAGACCGCAGTGGTGTTGATGCCCTGCGAAATTCCGGTCGCGGCGGTGATGCCGTTGATGGTGTCACCGGCGGCATTGTTGCCGAAAACCTGCATCGGGTTGGCACCGCGATTGAGCACCATGATGTTCATGCCCGGCTGTGCAGCAGGGAGCGCGACGCTGTCGCCCTGGGTAGCGACAGTAGAGACGCGGTTGATGAGGCTGGTGAGCGCCACCGCCGAGGCCTGACCGCCACCGGCATGCGCGGTGATGGTTGGCGTGAAGGAAAGAGTCTGGAGCGCGCCATAGAAACCGGTCGCCAGACCCTCGCTGTACCACGCGCCCGCCGTGTAGCAGGTATAGAGCACCACCGAATTGACCATCTGGGACACGCCGGTTGCGGTGGCGACGTCGTCGATGGTGTCGGTGCCAGCGCCGAAAACCTGCATGGCGTTCGCGCCATGGTTCATCACAAGGATCGTAAGGCCGGGAGCCGAGGCGGGCAGTTTCACGCTATCGCCAGCGGTGGCGACAGTCGAAACGCGATTCAGTTCCTTGGTCAGGGCCAACGCCGAGGCCTGCCCACCGCCAGCATGCGCGGTCAGAGAGTCGAGATACGACTCATTGAGCAGCCCGGTGAGGGTGACATTGCCGAACGTGGGGTTCGTGCCAGCGGCTTCAAAGATAGTCCACACCACCGACGTCGTGGTGCCGGTCATGATGTAGAGATTGCTGTTGGTCGCGTCGATGTAGAGCGAGCCCGGCGTGATCCAGCCCGCGCCATCGCCGGTTCCAGCAACACCATTGGTCGGAGCGCCAAGTCCGGTGGTGATCCACACATCGCCTTCGGTGCCTGCGCCGCCGCCAGGATTGAGCAGGAAGCAGCGACCGACCGCAGCAGAGGTCTGCGTCAGGACATTGGGCTGCGGCTGCTTGATCGGGAGAACGGTCATCGGCGGTGCCCCTTACTTCGAGCGCTTTGCGGTCTTGCCGCCCAGAGCGTCGATCTTCTTGTGAAGCGAGGAGACCTCGGCGGTCATGGTCTCGCGGAAGCGGTCGAAACCGGCGAGCATTTGCCCGATCAGTTCCTTGGTGGCGGCGTCCATGGTGGTGGCAGCACCGGAGGCAAAGCCCTCGATCTCCATGATGCCCTGCGAAACCAGGGCTTCCTTGGTCTGCTGCGTCACCAACGACAATTCTTCGTCGCTGATGATGTCGCCGGGCTTCCGGTCCTTGCCGAGAAACGGCCCCGCGATTTTCATCCTGCCAGCCATAAGTCACCTTCGCTGGAAACCTAGCCGGTCCCCGTTGGCGACACCGCCCAGTTAGTGGGTGGCGTCCTTGAACAGATAGCCGAGATCGGAGCCGGAGATCACCATGGCGAAGGCAAATTCGCCTCGGATCACGTCCTGCTTTTTCTTCTCGTCGTAATACTGGTCGATGCGGACGCCCGCGTCGTTCATGCCGGTCAGCTTCGACCAGCAGAAGATCGTGGCGGCAGTCGGCGACATCAGCGTCGGCGCACCTTCCTTGTAGGTCAGCAGCGCGTTGCTCGGCACCGCAAAGTTCTGCGTCTTGGAGGCCGCACCTTCGTTGGTGGACGAATAGGACGCCTTGGAGACGTGATATTCATCAAGCTCGAAGAACTTGGCGATGATCGCGGCGGTGATGGATTCCGCGGAAGTGTACTTGATGCGGTCCTTGATGATCGGGTGGCGCTTGAGCGCCTGATGCACCGAATAGCCCACGGTGAACACGTTGCCCTCAAAGCCGGTGGTTTTCACCATCAGGTTCTTGGCGTCGTCCATGTTCTTTTCCGGGTCCGACGCATAGTCGTCCCAGGAGGTGAAGTCGGTGCCACCACCGGCGGTGCCATTCTTGGTAGTCGCCCAGCCTGAGGTCGACAGCATGAAGTTGGTCGCGAACAGGCGCTCGCGGCGGATCATCATGCGCTGGGTGACAAGCTGCGCGGCGGCCTTGTCCAGCGGCAGGCCAGGATCGGTGTTGGCCTGGGTCATCTGCGACAGCGGCACGGCGGTCCACCAGGGGGTGGCGTTGTAGTTCTGCTTGGACAGCGTGAAACCGGACTGGGGGGCTTCCTCGTTTTCCGCGCGGACCTTCACCGCGTCGTCGCGCATCCAGTCGTCCTTGTTGAACACAAAGTAGAGATCGGACTTGTGCTCAACCGGGAAGGTCGGGATGGCGTTGCCGCCGATGAAGTTCTGGTTGTCCTGAATATAGGCCAACGAGAAATCGGTCAGCGCCGCATCGGCGTGGACGTCGGAACTGGTGGGCTGTGCCATGGCGTTACTTCCCTTTCACTTCAAAAAGGGGCCCCCAGCCCCAAGACAGAAGCAGACTGATTAGGCCTGCAAGTAGAACGGCGAGAACAGCAGGACGACGGTGACTTCGGTGTTACCCGCCGGAGCCTCGTCGATGATGATGCCCGCTACCCAGTGAGTGGCGTCGCCGCCGCCGCTGGCAACGGCACGCGCCACCGCGCGAGCATTGGCATCCGGGCCGACGATGTTGCCGATGGACATCGAGCCCGAGGCCATCACCTTGGAGACGCCAAGCTGGCGCACTTCGACGCCGACGTTGGTGTAACCGGTGGCCCACTTCGGGTTCGTCTGGATGACGCCGATGGGAAAATCGGTCAGGGCCGCGCACGGCTCGATGGTCACAGCGCCGGTCAGCTTGGCGAACAAGAACTGGCCGGTGCTCTGATAACCGTTGGTCGTGCCGGTCGTGCCCGACAGGTCGACGTCCGTGGTCAGGCCCGGAATGTCAAAAAGCTGCTTTTCCCATGCCATGACGGCAACCCCCATAAAATGCG